TGATACTTTCTTTATTTTGTCGCCATCTTTTACATATACATAAAACTTTTTAGATCCACCTCTAATTGGGTCGTTTAGTTTTACTTTCTTACCTTGGTATTCTGCTTCTTGTAAAGGCTCACTTTCATGTTCAAAAATTACTTCGTCACAAGCCTTGTCGTATTCTTCAAATTGTTTAAATGTTTTTGGCATTAATTACTCCATCCTTTCGGCATTGTAAAGTTAGCTCTACTAAATTCCAATCTATCTACTAACTTAACTGCGCCTGCTATTTTATCTACTGCCACATAACCTTCTGGACTTGTTACTCTATAACCAGTAGATGTTCTTAAAAAATGTCCTACACTTTGTATCTCACTCATTTTATTAATGAGAAAGTTCTTTGCATTTTGTAACGTGACATGAGATGCGATAGCCATTACCAATGCGTTCTTATTTCTATCTATAAATTTTGTATTAGTTGCTAATATATCTTTATACTTTTGTTTACCTGCCGCTGTTTTTCTAGCATCTATTTCTGCTTGTACAATATTTACATAATACTCTCTAAACATATCAACTAAATTTCTAACTTTGGCCATATGACCTTGTGTGTTTCTTATGTAGTGATTAAAAAAAGTTTTTAATCTAAACCCTACACCTAAACCATCAGCAGAGTTTTCACTCATCTTATCTAATAAAGGTGCTGCCTTTGATAGTGAGCCTTCTGCCATTCTTAATTTTGCGTTGAATTGTGCTAATTCATTTCTAGTTAGTTTTACGGAACCTGATACATCTTTGTAGCCAGCACTCGCTAGAAATACGTTAGTTGCTCTACCTCTAACTGTACCAAAACCAGCAGTCATACTATCTAAAGTCTTACCAGTGTATTTTGTATGAAAAACAATCCCCATCTTGGCTCTACTAATTTGTCTACCTATTTGTGATTTTACTGGAACTGCATATGTAATTGTATTTGGTGTAAACGAGATCATTGCGTCACCGTCCATATCTATTTTCTTTAGATCAGATTGTGAGAATAAAAAGTCACCTTGTAATACGCCTTTGATACCTAGACGTGATAATTCTCTTAATGCTATTTGAAGTTTACTTGCTAGTTCACCAGAGTGATTCTTTCTAATGTCAGCGTTTGTGTAATTTACTTTTGGATTTTTATTAAATACAGACTTTGTTCCTACAAAGAATTTACCATTTTCTGGATTGATACCACAGATGATCGCAGGTGCGCCATCCCACTTAACAGTCATATTAACCTTTTTACTAGAGCTACCTGATAACATATCTCTAATAGATTTTAAAAAGGCAATAGCATTTTGACCACCTTGAGTACCACGATTAATTATATCGTCTTCTAGGTGTTCTAAATGTGTATTTCTGTCTGTTGTTGTAAAACCTTTAAAACTAAACATTTCTCTCTCATATATTCCATAAATTTATTCAAGTTGTCCATATAAATCAATTGTTTATTATATTTATAAGACTAAACTCTTGTCCAGAGAAATCTTGGTATACCACCGTTGGGTTGCCATACTTTATGTTTATTTTGAAACTTAACTAATTTGTGAGCGTCTTCTTCAAAAAAGTATTCACTTATTACATTTTTTGTTGGCTTTTCAATAACTTGCCATATAATTTCTTTACCTCTTTTTACCATTTTCTTTGTATATGATAAATCAGGTTGAAGATTATTTGGTCTTCTATCGCCTTTGTGAAATCTTACTTTTTGTTTTTTAGCCATTATAATTTAAAGTCACTAAACTTTTCATAACTTTCCTCTGGTGTAGGGTATTTTTCTTCTTGTTTTAACTCTTTACCACCGACTATGTTTTGTGCTGAATTTTCAGTATCATATAATCTCATTTTAGCTCTATCAACACCTATGATAAATGACCTATTAATCGCTGGGTCATTGTATCTATTTTTTAGTTGTTTCACTTTCATTTGTCCTAGTCCCTCTAATTCTTCGTTTGACATAAGAGCAAACATAAAGTCAGCAGTCGCAGGTAAACCAAACGACTCTGATGTATCTTCTAAACCAATATCTGTACTAACAAAACCTGTTCTTGTTGTTTGTGTCGCACTAAAGATAGGAACATCAAACTCTACAGCAAGACCTCTTAATTCTTCAGCGATTGCTTTAATGTAAAAGTATGATGATATGTTGCCACCTTTAAATCTACTTGACGCACATATGTTTAGATAGTCAATAAAGATAACTTGTGGTTTAAAACTTTTCTTTAACGCTAGTTCATTTAATAATGCTTTGAAATGACCACTATGAGCTGATGCAGTAGGATATTCTTTTATTACTAAACGACCATTCGTTTTGTCTTCTAATTTTTTAACTTTATTATCAAATAAATCTTTTGGCATACTTCTAATGTCGTCCATAGGAATATCAAACAAGTTTGCATCTATTCTTTCAGCGATACGTTCTTCAGCCATTTCTAAAGTTATATACAATACGTTCAAACCTTGAGTTAAAAATGCTGATGCAGCATGACACATAAACAAAGACTTACCAACACCAGTACCAGCCAGTGCGATATTTAAAGTCTTACTAGGTATACCACCTTTTGTAATTCTATTAAAGTAAGATAAATCAAATGGGTATCTTTTTTCTTTTGTGTGGTACCAATCAAATCTAGCTTCTGCGTCTTCAACATAATCATGCCCAACGTGTTTATCAAAACTTACACCTAACGCATCGCCTAATAAACTAGGTAATGCCTCTGGTGTTCCATCTAAAATTTTAATACCTTCTAATACAGCATTATGTACTGCTCTATCTTTACAAAACTTTTCTGTTGTATCTAACAACCATTGTAAGTCTGTATCTTCAGGACTAATTGATGCAACTAAATCTTTTACATTTTTATATTCTTCTTCGTTTAAATCTTTTCTATTATTAAGTTCAATTAATATAGATTCTTTGGTAGGTAGATTATTGTATTTGTGTAAAAATTTTTCTACTTCTACAAATAAAACTTTTTCGTCTCTTTTTGTAAAGTAATGTTCTTTAATAAAAGGAATAGCTTTTCTTGTAAAATCTTCATTATAGAAAAGTTGATTTAGTATTGTAGTTTCTATTCTATCATTCATCTATTTGTAGCTTTCCATTTTTTAATTGTTCTTCAACACACTCAACAAGTATATCACCAATATAGTTTCTAAAATCATCTGACTTAATATCTTCTTTATTTGGATTAGCCATAATGTCATAAGTAAACTTTAAAGGAATTTGACCCTTGGCATTTTCTGTTTGTGAAAATTTTACATTGTTGTACTTATAGATAATACCTTCGTATTGGCCATCCATAATTTTGATACAACTAAAATCATCACCTTGTCTTTGAGCAAAGGCGTATCTTTTATTGTTCGTCTTCGTCTGATCCGTACTTGAATTTTCTTTGTGCGATTTCATCTATCTTGTCTAATACCTCTTTTGTAAAATACTTTTCAGGATTATCATTTATATTCTTACCAAAAACTTTAGACCCATCTGGCATTTCATATCTAGTAGATACTTTCTTAAAGATACCAGCTTCTTCAGCGAGACCAATAAGACCATAATGTTTATCTAAACCTTTTTTGTAAGTTAGTTTTACATCTATTTGTGCGTTTTCTTTTGTTAACCTTGACTTGTAATTTTTACAATGTATTATATTTCCAACGACCTCGGTACCGTCTTTTTCTTTTCTTTTACCAAGATAGACTATTGATGATGCAGCGTATTTTAAACCACTACCGCCGCCCATTTCTTTTTGTGGGAACATTGAACCAATGACATCATAAGTGTGGTTAGTCATTATCATAGGTACATTTGCTTTACCTAGTTTCAATGTTAAAACTCTAAATGTAGATTTAACTATTTGTGATCTAGTCATATCTCTAGTTTCTTTACCAGCCGCAGTATCTTCCATTTCTTTTGTAGTAGATAACATACCTAAACTATCTAATACAAACATTAATGGCTTTCTATTCGCCTCTGGTTGTTCTATATACTTGTCTAAAATCTTTATTGATTGATTTCTAAATTCTTGTACTGTAGCAACTGGAACAACTACCATTCTTTTACTATCTACACCACGACCTTCAATCATATCTTTTGAAATCGCACTTTCTGATTCAAAATAAATCACACCAGCGTCTTTATCCATGTCTAAAAATGCTTTACATATACCTAGTGCGAAAAATGTTTTACCTGTTGCGGCTTCACCAGCGATTGCTGTAATCTTGTTTCCTGGCATACCTCCATAGATACTACCAGATAATAATGCGTTAAATGAATATGAGCCTGTGTCTATAAAACTTGTAACATCAGCGCTGTCAATACCATCACTTACTAAACCAGCGTATTCATTACCAGTTTCTTTAATTATATCTTTTAAAAAATCACTCACTTCAATTCCTCCATAAATTATTGTTCTTATTATATACTGTTTTATTTATAATGTCAACCCTCAAAGTAATCATCTTAAATTCTTCTCATTTCAGGCACTGGAAAATAAGGCACTGTTAAATTACTTAAAAAGGTTATTAATGTCAATCTTTCTTCTCCAGGTTTTAGATTAAAGTTTGCCGAGTGTGGTTGTGAAGAATCAAATGCCACTAAACTATTAAAATTAGAATTAAAATGTATAATCTCATCATGTTCATTTAGACCTTGTTTTAAATATTTACAATACATTTTTTCATCTATACTTTTTTTTTGGTAATAATCTCTTTTAATTATTTGTTCCTCATCAGTAATCTCGGCCCATTCTTTTTTTAATTTATATATTGAAGTTCCGCTATTTAAATCATTAGGGGTTAAATAAATTATAGATGTTATCATTGAAGTGCTATCTTTATGTACCCAACCTTTTCCACCTACCTCATTGTGTAATTTTACATCATCATAATTTATTTTTTGAAAATATGATATTCCCTCCCATTGTGTTTTTTTAAAGATTTCAATATCTGGATAAAATAATCTCATAATCTTTTGTGTCACATAAACAAATAAATTATAATCTAAATTATTAAGACCTTGTGTTCTTTGACCTGGATATAAACCAGTCTTATCATAATTATAGTTTTGATTTTTTGAAAAATTAATAACACTATCAGCATCATTAAAAAAATTATTTACTTGTAATGCAGGAAAATTCATCTATTAATCCTCATGTAAATCTTTATCGTATGGTAATAAGTGTGTTGGTAAACAAGCCTCACCTTCCCACTCAAATCGCATCTTTGGGTCTGCTGG